AACACCTCTTGCAAATCCCATTTTGCCCTCTTCGGTACTTACCATCATTTTTGGATTATTTAAATAAACACCAGTGTCATCATTTTTTTCTAATCTTCCAACGAACTCACCATGTGGTGTTAAAACTGTAACTAAATCACCTTGTTTCATTTCACTCATTACTGTCTCCATATGAATATTCTTTCATTGCCGCCTCTTCTAATTTTGACATTACTTCATCTGTAAAATATTCTTGTGGATTATCATTTATAGACTTTCCAAATACTTTACGACCATCAGGTAGTTCAAACTTAGTAGAAACTTTTTTAAATATATTATATTTTTCTGCGAGTGCAAGTAAACCATAATATTTGTCAAGACCTTTATTGTAAGTTAATCTCACTTCACAAGTAGAATTCTCTTTAGTCAATCTTGACTTTTGATTTTTTGCTTTGATTATATTACCTACAACTTCCGTTCCGTCTTTTTCTTTTTTCTTACTTAAATAGACGATACTACTTGCGGCATATTTAAGTCCACTTCCACCACCCATTTCTTTCATTGGAACATATGATCCAACGACATCATAAGTATGATTAGTAACAACCATAGGAACTTTTGCTTTTCCTAACTTCAATGTTAGTATTCTAAATGCAGCCTTGAGAACTTGAGCTCTTGTCATATCTCTTGTTTCTTTTCCTTCGGCAGTATCTTCAACTTCTTTTGTTGTTGATAACATCCCTAAAGAATCAAGACACATAAACATTGGTCTTTTTACATCAACATCTTGTTGCATGTATCTATCAAGAACTTTAATTGCTTGAGTTCTAAACTCTTGTACAGTTGACACAGGCAAGACTACCATTCTTGATGCGTCTATTCCTCTATCAATAATCATCTTTTTAGTAACTGCTGATTCTGATTCAAAGTAAACAACTCCACCATCTGGGTTTGCATCTAGAAAATGTTTACACATTCCCATAAGAAAAAATGTTTTACCAGTGGCAGATTCACCTGCTAGTGCTGTAATTTTATTTTGTGGAAGTCCACCATAAAGTGAACCACTTAACATACCATTTAAAATATATGAACCTGTGTCAATAAAATTATCAACATCACCAGATTCAAGTCCGTCTTCAACTAAGTTTGCATATTCATTACCAGTTGTTTTTATGATTTCTTTTAAGAAATCATTCGCTTCAGTTCCCATAATTACTCCTATCTATTTAATATTTGTGGTCTATAGATTGTATAGTTTTCTATTAAGTCTGATGGTATACATTGAAGTTTAAGACCTGGTAAGTCTCTCAACTCATTGTATATTTCATTTTTCGCTATTTCACAATTTTGTTGATCAACATACAAAAATTTAGATGCTATATTGTGACACTTCTCAGCACCAGGCAAACCCAAACATAGAAAACCAATTAAAAATACTACTGTATTCATTTGACTGCTATTGCTCCTAAAAAATTATGATTACGCCAAAACACTTGAATATTTTTAAAACCTGCCGTTGTCAAGAAATCGTTTATTTCTGGCCAAGTGTTTGGTTTCAACATGTGTCGTAATGTTTTTTCTTTATCTAAAATGTCACTATCCTCGAAATATTTTCTTTTATAATCGTAATACATAAAAGTTATCATATCTTGAATATGTGCATTTTGTGAATAGACTTTTTCTGCAAAGACAAATGCGCCACCAGGTATTAAACTATCGTAGATGTTTTTTATTAATCGTTCTCTGTCGTGTTTTGGCATGAATTGTAAAGTAAATATAGATGTAATAAATGAATAATTTCTATATTTTAAACTCATTTCTCTAACATCTTTATCATGAAAGACAGTAAAAGATCTTAAAGAGTCTTCTTCTTTGTCAATTAAAGACCAAAGTTCTTCTTGTCTTTTGTAAAGGTCTTCTTGAAAACCTTTTGCATATTCAACGCCCTCGTATGAGACACGATTTTTATGTTTGTAATTTTCTAATAATATTCTTTTTGTTAACTTACCTGTTGAACAACCGATGTCTAACACTGTTGATTTATCCTCAACAAAATACTTAGAAAATGATACAACATCATCTAATAAATCTTTATAACCTCTGATTGATTTGTCAATATGATTGTCAAATCCCTCTTCTCTGTGTGCAAATGTAAAATCATTCATTATTATATATTCCTTAAAACTTTTTCATACATGGAACTAGCAAGTGCTTTCATCATTATTGATGGCACCATTCTTCCACATCTCTCTGATTTCTGAGCCCACTTACCTGTCAACTTAAAATCATCTGGTAATGATGTGACTCTTTTTAATTCACCTAAAGTAAACTTTCTATCTTCTTCCCAATGACAAACTCCAGCAGTCTTTTCAGTTGCACCCATAGCAGTGATTGTAGGTGAAGGTTGAAACTGTGATGCAATCTTTAAATTAAAATGCCAACCTTTTGGATGATAGTCTGTGCCTGTGATAACTTTCTCTGGGTTACGTGGCATAAGAACACAAGTTTGTTTATAGTATGCTGTGTCTTTCCACATTCTTGTTAACATCTCAACTTCTTCTTTATCATATTCTAAACCATCAAACGCACCTTGTAAAGTAGTTATTGTTTTATTTTCTTGTGGAAATATAGATGATAATGTCATAAAATTTAAACCTACTTGATCCATAATATCATCTCTAACTGCCATAAAGAAAACTCTTCGTCTTCTTTGTGGAACTCCAAACTGTGAACAGTCATGTACTTTTGCAACTACTTGATATCCAATATCTTCAAATGTATTTTGTATTTTATTGAAATATTGTTTTGCCTCTCCAACTGTAAGACCTTCAACATTTTCTGCAATGATAGTCTTTGGTCTAATCTTATCTGCAACTCTTAAAAACTCAAAGAACAAATCTTCAATGTTTGTGACTATCTTTCCGTCTGAATAAGATTTTGTTTTACCAAATCCGTCACTGTGAACTGTTCCTTCTCTTGCCAATGTTCCACACATACTAAACGCTGAACATGGTGGTGATCCGTCTAATAATTCAAGTTCACCCTCTTTTATGTTTGCAATTTCTAAAAAATCTTTTCCGTCTAGTTCTTTTATGTCACCGTCAAGAATGGGTGTATTTGGATAATTGTCTTTGTAAGTATTTCTTGCTTCTTCGACAAACTCGTTTATTGCAAGTATCTTTCCACCTGCAAGACGATAACCTGTTGAACTTCCACCACCACCTGCAAAAGTAGAGATAACACGAAACTTTTCTTGTGCCTCTCCGTCTAATACGTCTTTGATTAAGTAAGGTTTATATTTCATATAAAATTTTCCAAAGTGCCTTTATTCTGTGCAATAATTGACCAGTCACGACACACATCCATAATTCTTTTTCTATTATATAGGTTTATCTCTCTGTTGTCAAGAAGTTTCTCAAATATACTTGGTATCTCTGCGACAAGTTGTAAGTTTAAGTGTTTTTTTAATTTAAGATTATCAAACTCATGATAATGTTGTCTAATTAGATGTTTTTCATATGGTTTGTTTATTTGATCCCAATCAAACTGTATGAAATAATTAAAAACTTCTTTGTTTAGATATGGTGCGATTAATATTTTATTATGTTCTTTACTTAACATCTCTAATTGTCTAACACCTGCTGGATTATCAGATGAGAAATAATCAGTTCTAAACTTATCGAACTTTTCTTTTGTGTGTTTAAAATGTATCATTGCCTTTTTACTCAGACCATAATGTCCGTCTGCGGCAACACCAGATATAATAACTTTCTCTTTTATCTTAGGATACATGTACATGAAAGGCCAAGTACATTCGAACTGAACTTTCTTTTTACAATTATAATTGTGTGCCAACTTTTTAAAGTCATTGACTAAATTTTCAGTTGGCACTTCAATACTTGTAAAATTAAATCCAAACTTTTCACATACCTCTTGTGCTTTCAAAGAATCATAAGTAGGTTTGTCTTTTATGTGAAAAGAGTATCCATGTACCTTTAAACCGAGACGGTTAGAAGTAAATAGGCAAGTGTTGCTGTCAACGCCGCCAGATAAGAGAATAGCAACTTCATTTTCATTTTGTGACTCCTTTGTTATTATTGTTTCTAGTAAATTGTGTATCATGCAAAAAAATCTTCTAGTGTTCCTTGTGTTCCGTAAGTTCTATCAACAAACCAACCTATCTTTTCAATAATAAAATTAAGTGGTTCAATAAATGATTTCTCAAATTGTAATTCATAATCAACTTTAAAATTAAGTTGTTTTGGAAGTGTTGTAATAAATGATATTGCTGAAGACTGATAAATGTTAGGTAGTTTTAAATATAAAAATTTAATCTTATCACCCTCTTGTATTAAAGGATAGTATCTGTTTAATTTATTCTTCTTTACAAGATGATTATATAATATTCCACCTTTGACATGTATCGGAGCACCTTTCTTAAATAAAGTATGTGTCTCAGACCATTTTGTTAAACCATTAACACTTCTAGGGTACGCAATCTCTTCAGGTTGCAATGTTAGAAACTCATCACGAAAGTTTTGTATAAATGTATTTAATTCTTTTTCGTTACCAGACATCATAATCTTTAGTGCCTCTTTAATTTTCTTACGACAAGGTGCAGGTGTAGATGACTTAACTGCTTCTATCCCCATAATTTTTAGTGTGGGTTCTTTGTATCTTACACCTTCTATATCGTGTGCATTTAGAATATATCTTTTCTTTGCAGTCCAAATACCTTTATCAGCAATAACTTCTCTTTTCATTTGCATCTTTTGTTCGTATGCATTTAGATACTCTGCAAGTTCTTGATATGACTTATCAATAAATGGTTCAATCTTTTCTTTAGCAATCTTGTCTAAAAAATCAACAGGTTTATTTGGTTTTAATTTATTAATCAATGCATCAAATGTAATGTAAACAGAATCAGTATCAGATGCAATTACATAATCTTTATCTTTAGTCTTTAAAAGATTATTCATATATTGATTTATCTTTTTTTCAATCCAACGAATAGATAACTGACCTGAAGTGGTTATGGCTTCTGCCATAGTATGAGAATAATATCTAAACCAATTATTACCAATGGCACCATATGCTGAGTTGAGTGCAATCTTTTTTGCCATTTGAATATTATTAAAAGTAGATATTTGTTTTTCATATTTACTATCTTTAGTATTTTCTAGATTTTGTTTTGCGTCTAACATTGCCCGTTTGAATTTTACTCTGTCATCATACATTTTCTGCATCATCTCTGGTAAGAAACCTTTTTTATCAGTTCTAAACAAAGCACCATTAGGTGTCATCGTTGTATTTTTTAAAATAGATGTATCTATTTTTTTATCTAATAGTTTATCAACGGACATATTAGGAACTGTCTTTTCACTTTTCATTGTCTCAGGTGAAATATTATACTGCATAATTAAATGTGGATACAATGAATTTAAATCAAATGAAAGAACCCACTCATGCATACCTGTTTGTGGATCTTTTACATATGCACCTTCATACTTTTCAGATTTTTCTTTATCTTGTTTTTGTGGAACGACTATACCCTTATCCATTAAATAATTGTGTATAAGAATATCCCAATACTTAACAGAACCTAAAACATCTGTATAATTAACTTTGGCTTCGTATGCCATAGTCAAACACAGATCAATGAGTTTCATTTTCTCTTCTAGTTTATCGACAATCTCAACGTCTGTTATATTGTAATCAATAAATGATTGAAAGTCATTTGTATACCAATCTCTAAATGTATCATACGGATTTCCGTCTTTTCTTTCGCCAAGTTCTACATATGCAATATGATCTAAACGATATGATTCTTGATTTGTATATGTAAACTTTCTATACAAATCATAATAATCTAAAGCAGCGATACCTTGTATATCATAAACTTGATGACTGCGACCCATTGAGTAAATTGATTTAGATGATACTGAACCCCATGGTGAAAGTTTTTTTAGATCATCTTCACCACAAAGTTTTTTTATACGATTACAAAGATAGGGTATGTCAAAAAATTCTGTATTCCAACCTGTAATAACATCTGGTTGATTCATTTGCCAAAATTTTAAAAACTCATAAATTAATTCTTTTTCATTATCGCACTTAACATATGCAACGTCATTTCTATGTGTCTTGTATTCACCTACACCCCAAACGAATATTTGTTTATTGGAGTGATTTTTTATTGTAATAGAAAGTAAAGGTTCAATCGCATCTTGTGGATTAGGAAAACCATTTTCACATGCAACCTCAATATCAATAGTTGCAATAAGTATTTCTTCAAGTGACCAATCTAAATTAGGATAGTTTTCATACAAAAAAGAATATGCGTATTGTGTATTACCATACAAAAGATGTGGTTGTTGTTTATATTGTTCAACCCACTCTTTTGCGTCTTTCATTGTTTGATGTTTTATGGGTGTAACATATTTACCTTCAAGTGTTTTGAAGTGAGTCTCACGCATCACTGGGCAATAAAGTGTCGGCGAATATTTTACTTTTCGATTTACTCTTTTGCCATCAATGACTTCTCGTAATAATAAATTGTTTCCCCATTGAGAAACATTAGTATAAAACCTCATGCAGTTATTATACCATAATTATGAAAAATAGTCAACTAATTTTCCTTCTCTTGCTAAATCTACTGAACAACAATGAGCACCACCAGACCAAAGAAAGTTCCAACGATTAACCCAAGGTATCATTTCAATATTATATTTTTTTAATTTATTTGCTAATTCTTTATCATAACCAGATGTGATCACTGTATTTTCGTCTAGTGATAAACAGTTAGCATCAAATCTTGTTTCTTGCGATACTCCAAGCAAATGGTGCCATGGATAATTTTTAACACCTTTTTCCTCACATAGTTCCTTTATTTGTTTACCAGAGTATATTGCTTTGTTTTCAATTAATATTACATCCCAATCTTTCATGATGTCGGGTATGTGATTTTTATTCCATGCCAATACTAACCCTGGTCTTAATATAGAAATCTTTCCGTCAACATGACCATATGCATTCATCTCTACAAATTGATGCTGTGGAAACTCTTTTTTCCACCATTCTCTACCATTATTAGTCATACTAATTTGAGAATGTTGATTAACTAATTTTGTTTTTGGATTTGAATGAGTATGAAAAATATGTTTTCCACACTTCATAAAAGCAGCAGTATCACCAATTATCTGTCCTTGATTATCATAAGATTGAATCTCTTTGTTTGATATATCATTTTTTACATCAACATCATCTACTATATCTGTAGGGTTTCTTTCATAAATTGGAAATGGCATAGATATATATCTTGCCCCCTTTTCAAATTCATCTATGAGTATGTTTCTACAATTTAGATTTTCATACATCCTATCCCATGATGAAGTATATACTTCAAAAACAGTATTACCTATTTTTCCAATAGTATCTCTTACCTGCATAGGATGACTCCACTCGGTTTCTATTGGATATATTACATCT